GGAGGACGCCACCGCGCTTAATAGCTTTTTCAAGAGCGATACCGGGAAGAAGTTCAAGGACGCTCTCCTGAACACGGTTCTGATGCAGAACGCTTCTGCTATAACAGACCGAAACCATTTGCAATATTCCTCAGGCTTTGCAATGGGTCAGGCCAGTCTTGTGAAGGTCATCGAGATGATGGCCGACCGAGAATCAATTACGGGGCAGGAAGATGATCCGGATTCTGCCACGAACACATAGGATCAAAGTTGCGGTTGCTGCGTCTGTGCGGGCCAGCAAACGAGTATAAGCACAATATGTCAGATGAAAATATGAGCGCCGACGCGATGCTCGCATTGGCCAGAGATCACGATGCCGGTGTCGATATCGACAGCCAGCCAGCGGAGCAGGCTCAAAATAATAACGAGTCTGCTTCGGTTGAGCAGGAATCCTCAAATGAGGTGACCGCCAGCAAAGAGAGCGATGGTGGCGAGCAGGAGGTCAGCGCGAAATCAGAGTCGGAATCCAAGGCCAAGCAGAAGGAGGAGAAGCCGAAGGATCAGAAGAGCAAATTCGCCCAGGAGCAACAGCGTAAGGCTAAGTCTTGGGAGCAGATCAACGCCGAGAAGGAGGCTATCAAGGCCGAGCGCGAGGCGGTGAAGCGTGAGCGGGAAGAGTGGAGTAAGCAGCGGGAGCAATCCACGGCTGCCGAGTCCAACTCGTTCCGGGACGACAAGGGATACACTGCGGAGGATTACGAGGCTGCGGCCAAAGAGTTCGATGCGGATGGTGATACCCAGTTGGCCAAGGCAGCGCGAGCCAAGGCTGATGGAGTCCGTAAAGCGGCGGGTGCCAAGCAGCAGCAGGTTCAGCAGGAGCGTTTCAACAAGTCATGGGCTGAGAACTATGGCCGACTCTCTGAGAAGGAAGTCTGGCTCAAGGATCAGTCCAGTCCTGAGTACAAGCGCACGGTTGAATTGTTGCAGCGGGTTCCGTTCCTCACTGCGATGCCCGATGGACTTGTCCATGCGGTTGAACTGATGAAGCTCCAAGATACTGCGGGTCGATCTCAGTCGCTTGAGTCCGAGAATAAGGCTCTGAAAGAACAGCTCAGTAAGCTCCAGCAGAAGACCGCTATTGGGAAAAGCGTTCCGGCAGGACAACTCAAGACCGAGGAGAAGGATTTCTCCCGTCTATCCATGAAGGAGCAAAGGGATGCGCTCATGCGAGCGTCGAGGGAGTTCGACCGGGAAGGCAACTGATAGCACAACCACAACTCAAATATGCCAGTTACAACCTCTACTACGTTAACCAACCAGTTCCAGAACTACTTCAGCAAGGAGCTGCTCTCGATCGTCCAGCAGGAGACGATTCTTGATCAGTTCGCCATGAAGGCTCCGATTCCGAAGAACAACGGTAACCGTGCGATCAGCATGTTCCGCTTCGGCCCTCCGAGCATCGCTGGCGTTCAGACCCTTGCTGCCCCCACCGCTTACGCCAACGAAGGTATTGCTCCTACGGTTGCGAGCTATCGTCAGCTCCAGCTCCTGAAGCTCGACAAGGCTCTGACCCAGTATGGTCAGGTCATTGGTCTGAGCGACATCCTCCGCGCCACGGACCTGTTCAACAGCTTGCAGCAGTCCACCAAGACCTCCGGTCTGGACATGGCCCTCTGGGTTGACTCGGTGATTCGTAACACCCTGATCGGTTCCAACCTTGCCTTGAGCAACGGTTCCATCGGTAGCGGCCCTGAAGGCGGCTCCATCGCATCCCCGACGTTCGATAACACGGACGCTTGTAATACCGCTGCCAGTTCCGGTGGTATCAACGTGTACGGTAACCCCGCCACGCTGGGAGCCGGAAACCAGACCTACACCGCTCTTAGCGATGACAATACCTCGACCAACACCACGATGAGTGCTGCTGGTGTCCTCGATTCCATGACCCGCCTGAAGCGCAACCGCGCTCCGATGGTGAACGGTGGATATATCCTCGCGACCGACCCTCGCGTTTCTCGTGATTTGATGCGCGATACCGACTGGTTGAACGCCTCCAACTACGGCAACAAGGGTGTGCCGTTCTACAAGGGCGAAGTGGGTTCCATCTACGGTTGCCGCGTGGTTGTTCAGACCAACTCGTTCATCAGCCAAGGCAACATCACGACCGCTGGCCAGCAGTTCGTTTATAACCCCGCTGGTGGTGGTGGTTTGACCGATACTTCTGACATCATCGCTTCGTTCTTCCTGGGTCAGGAAGCGTTCGGTATCCCCGCCCTGACCGGTGATGATCCGTTGTCTCCGAAGATCGTGATCACTGATACCCCCGACAAGAGCGATCCGTTGAACCAGCTCGTCACCGTTGGTGTGAAGCTGTTCTTCGCCGCTCTGCGTTTGGCCGCTGGTAACACCAGTGGTGCTGCTCCTGCGAACCTGAATCCGGCTTGGTACTTGGTGCATCGCACTAAGACCAATACCACGCTGTAATATGCGACCCAAGACGGCCACCATCATGGTGATTGCCGTTAGCCCAAAGGGGCATCATCGAGCAATCGGTGGTGCCCCTTCTCATTCCGCTTGCGGATGTGATGAGGCTGACAACAATGCGCCCATGATTTCTATTCCGGTCGAGGCTCTTTCCACCGACATGGAGGATGGCCAACAAGCCATGCCCGAAGTTGGTGATGAAGTTGTCCTAGAGGAAGTTCGCGGTGTTCTCAAGAAGCTCGAAAACGGCGAGGCTTATGTCGAGATCCGCAGTGTGAACGGTATGCCCGCCGAGTACGAGTCCAAGAAGGATAAGGGTATGGAGATGGAAGGCCCTATGGACGAAAAGGGTATGCGCGACATGGTCGCCGAGTACGACAGCGAGATGGAATCCTGATATGCCGATCTACACCTTCGAGAGCAATGGCAAGTCCATCGAGCATATCGCTCCGATGGGTACTGATTCCATTGTCCTTGATGGCAAGCGTTGGAGCAGACAGCCGGTGGCCCGCTTCGGGGTCACCGGTTTTGCCCGCGAGGCCGAACTCAAGGACCATGTGAAGAAGGGATTCAGCCGGATGGAAGACCGGCAGGGCTCCCGCTTTGAAAGCACTTTCAGCAAGAATCAAATTCGCAAGATCTGGGATATATGAGCGCAAATTCAAATCTGGCCACTGAGTATTCGATGGGTAACGGCGGGTTCAAGCTCGTCCTCGTTACCACGTTGACCACTGGCCCATTCGTTGCGGTCACCACGATTGCTCCGACCACCTTCACCTCGATCACCGGCAAGAACATCAGCGGCAGTTGGTCGTCGGCCACTATCCCCGCTGGCATCACGCTTCCTGGACCGATCGACAGCTTCCAGATTTCGAGTGGTCAGGTGGTCGCTTTCAATGGAGTGATCAACTCTTAAGCCGTGACACTCGCTCTCGGAACAAGATTAACGTCCAGCGGATCCGGTGGGAATGTCACCCCGATTGATCCGCCGGTCGAGCGTCGAGTTCTTGTCACAGACCACTCTCTGGAGCCAATTGTTCTGGAGTTTGACCCCGGAGACCCTGTTGTATATCTCGTAGCGTCAGAAGGCACTTATGATGTAATGACGCTTGAGGGTGGTACAAGTCCTATTGGAGTAACAACCGAAGACCTTGGAAGATTCATTCTAACAGTTAACTGATATGCCAGATACGAAAATCACAGCACTGACGGCGATCGGAGCTAATCCGATTATCCCAGCAACCTTCCCCATCCCGATGGTCGATCTTACCGACACATCAATGGCGGCAAGCGGCACCACGAAGAAGGTGACCGTGAACCAAATCCTAGGTTCCGGCGGCACCGCCACCCTCGCCTCCGCCACCATCACCGGCGATCTGACGGTGAACACAAACGTGTTGAAGGTTGATTCGACGAATGATCGGGTGGGTATTGGGACGGCTACTCCTGCCGTTGCTCTTGACGTTGTTGGAAACGTCACATTGAGCGGTCAAACCACTTGTGCGCGTGTTGTTGTTGATGGTTCGACTGTGCCGTTGAATGGAATTTATCTTCCAGCTACCAACAGCTTTGGAATTGCAACAAACAGCACAGAACGACTTCGCGTTGACTCCTCCGGCAACGTTGGCGTGGGGGTTGTGCCGAGTGCGTGGAATAGCTCTCTTGGTGTTATTCAACTCAAGGGAATCAGTGGAATTTATTGTGCTGGAAGTTCTGAGAACGGACTCACTCAGAACACATTCTACAACTCATCCAATCAGTGGATTTATGGCGTTACCAATGCGTCAGCTAGGTATGCCATATCATCTGGAGTCCACGCTTGGTACAACGCCCCTAGCGGCACCGCTGGCAACGCCATCACCTTCACCCAAGCGATGACGCTCGACGCGAGCGGGAATCTAGGCGTGGGGGTTGCGCCGACAACCAAATTGCACGTTGCTGGTGGAGCATTGTTTGCCAGCACTGGTTCGATGTTTGTTTATCCTGCTGGCGTCAGCGGTTCGTGGACTGGAACTGGTTTCGCTATCGCTTCTGAAGGTGGTTCTGCTCCGATTGGATTCTTGCAGGGTGGCTCTGAGCGGATGCGTATCGACGCGAGCGGGAATCTGTTGGTGGGGACGACGAGTGCTAACGGCTCTGCTTCAAATTCCGTTAAAAATGTTGGAGGTGTATTCTCCACCGTCAATGGAGCGACTGGCTCAATCGCCACTGGCGTTGCTGCCACATTGTTTACTGCCCCCAGTGAAGCCGTGTTTATTG